CTATTTTTGAAGGTACTTTAGTTACATTTAAATATACAGCAGATACTTCTGATCCAGATCAAAGATTTATTATTCCAAGTGTTAATGCTGATACATCTACTTTAAAAGTTACAGTACAAAATTCAGTTTCCGATACTACAACAGCAACTTGGTCAAAAGCTACAGGATTCACTTCTTTAGATAATACATCAAAAGTTTATTTTTTACAAGAAGGTGAAGATGGTAAGTTTGAAGTTTATTTTGGTGATGGTATTGTAGGACAATCATTAGCAGATGGTAATATTGTTATATTAGAATATGTTGTTTCTAATAAAGCTGAAGCAAATGGCGCTTCTACATTTACACTTTCAGGAAGTGTTGGTGGATTTACAAATGTTACGATTACAACTGCTTCAAGTGCTCAAGGTGGCGCAGAGGCACAGACAAAAGAATCAATTAGATATAACGCACCATTACAATACGCAAGACAAGATAGAGCAGTTACAACTTCTGACTATGAAACATTAGTACAAGAATTATATCCAAATGCTCAATCAGTTTCAGCATGGGGTGGCGAAGATGATGAAACACCTGTTTATGGTGTTGTAAAGATTGCGATTAAAGCAGCATCAGGTTCTACACTTACAGATACTACAAAAGAAAGTATTAAAACACAATTACAAAAATATAATGTTGCTTCTGTTAGACCAGAAATTGTTGATCCCGAAACAACTTCAATTATATTAACTTCAAATGTGAAGTATGATGAAAGAGCAACAACAAAAACAGCAGATACTTTAAAATCAGAAATTACAACAGCAATAACAAATTATAATACAAATACATTACAAAAATTTGATAGTATCTTTAGACATTCAAAAGTTACAGGTTTAATTGATGACACAGATACAAGTATCTTATCAAACGTTACAAGTTTATTAATTAGAAAAACATTTACACCTACTATAAGTTCATCAACAAGATATGATATTTATTTTAGAAATGGTATTTTTAATCCACATACTGGTCATAAATCAAATACAGGTGGTGTAATCACCACATCAGGTTTTAAAGTACCAAACGATAATAATGTTTATTACCTTGATGATGACGGAAATGGAAATATAAGAAGATATTATTTTGTAGGTTCAGTTAGAACATATGCAAATAATACTCAAGGAACAGTTAATTACGCTACAGGTCAAATTACAATTAACTCATTAACAGTTGCATCAATAGAAAATATACGAGGCTCTTCATCTACTGTTATTGAAGTAACTGTAGAACCAGCGTCATATGATATTGTTCCGGTAAGAGATCAAATTTTAGATATTGACACAGCAAATTCAACAATCACAGTAGAGGCAGATACCTTTGTTGGTGGCTCTGCTGATGCTGGTGTAGGATACACAACAACATCTAACTACTAATGGCAAAGTTCACCGATAAAATATCAAACCTGATTAATCAACAGGTTCCAGAGTTCGTATTAGAACAACACCCCAAATTTTTAGAGTTTGTCAAAACGTATTACACGTTTATGGAATCAGCAGAGTTAGGTGTAACTTCTGTACAAACCACTGATGGTATTCAATTAGAAACAGAAACTGCTCAAGCAAATGAATTAATTTTAGATGGTTCTCGTATTGATACAGATAGAACACAATTAGATGCGGGTGATAAAATACTTTTAGAAAGTTCTGCCTTTGGTAAGTTTACAAGAGGTGAAACTATTACAGGTTCTACTTCTAACGCAACTGCAACTATACTTGCTGAAGATTTAGATAATAATAGACTTTTTATTTCAGCGCAAGATAAGTTTATTAATGGTGAAGAAGTCGTTGGTGCTAGTTCAAACGCAACAGCGATTATTAATAATTATAAACCTAATCCAGTTCAAAACATACAAAACTTATTAAACTTTAGAGATCCGGACAAAGTAATCTCAAACTTTTTAACAAAGTTTAGAAATGAGTTTCTAAACACATTACCTGAAAATCTTAATTCAAGTGTAAGTAAAAGAAAGTTAATTAAAAATGTTAAATCATTATATCGAGCAAAAGGTACAAATAGAGGACACGAATTATTTTTTAGATTACTCTTTGGATTAGAATCAGAAACAATTTATCCTAGAGAAAACGTATTAAGAGTATCCGATGGTAAATGGGATACTAAAAAAATTTTAAGAGTTATTGCGACCACTGGCGATACAGCTAATTTAATTGGTCGAACAATAGAAGGTGAAACTTCTGAAGCAACTGCGATTGTAGAAAATGTATTTAAGTTTCAAATAGGTGCCAATGAAGTATCAGAATTAATATTAAATGAAGATACTATTATAGGCACGTTTTCAACAAGTGAAGTTATAAGAGGTACTGCGACAGATGATGATGACGTATTCATTAAAGCAACTATAACAGGTTTACCATCAGTCGTTACAATTTCAAATGATGGAACATTATATAGTCAAACAGATATTATTACAGTTACTGGTGGTGGTCAAGGTGCGATTGTACAAGTAGATGCTGTAGGGCGAGGTGGTATAACTGAATTTATTATTGATAATCCGGGTTCTGGTTATGAAATTGGTGATGACATTAATTTTACAAATACAGGTACAGGTGGTGGATCAGCGAGAGCAAAAGTATCAGTTGTCAATGGTGGTCTAACACAAGAAACTTCTACATCAACAACGGAAGATCATATTGTTTTAGAAGACGAAACAACAAGAGGCGATCCTTACACAGGAAATAAAATTGTACAAGAAAGTGGTACAGGTTCAGGCGATATTACAGATATAAGAATTATATCAAACGGAAATAACTATCAATCATTACCAACAGTTGAAGTAGATGATACAAATGGTGCTGGAGCTATTGTTTATGCTTATGGTTCAGAAATTGGTAGAGTATTAGGATTAAAGATTGTTGAATCAGGCGCAGGTTATGAAGCGTCACCATCACCACCAACATTATCTTTACCAAGTTATTTAATTATTTCAAATTTATCAGGTTCATTTACAATTGGAGAAACAGTAACAGGTGTTGATATAAGTTCAACAGCAGTTACAGCGACAGTCGTATCTTATAACGCTGATACAGGTGTGTTAAAAGTTTCAAGTCCATCAGGTACTTTTGCTGAAAATAGTTCATTAACAGCAGATGGTGGTGCAACTGCTACTGTTGAGAAAAATGATTTATCAACAGCAAGTGTTACAGTTGGTGCTGTGATTGATACAGATGGAACATACATTAACCAAGATGGTCACGTTTCTGAAGACTCAATGAGAATACAAGATAGTTTATACTACCAAGACTTTTCTTATGTTATCAAAGTTGGTCGTACAATTAATGACTGGAGAGATTCATTTAAGAAAACAGTACACACTGCTGGTTTCTATATTACAGGACAAGTTGATATTGCAACACAGGTTAGTGCACAGATACAAAGTATTACAGGTATAAATTCAGGAATAGATTACGAAGCACCAGCATTAATAATCAATACATTATTCTCTACTATCTTTGGTAGAAGATTAGGTACAACAACAGATGGAACATCTTTGAGAGTGAATCCACAATTAGGTGTTGATCCAGATTTTGATGATTCTACAAGTGAACACTTTACACCGAATACAAGAGATTTAACATTAAATCAAGTTATAACTTTAAAAATACCATCTATTGCCAAAATTAATATAAGAGGTGATGAATATAAGTTTGGTTATGCTTATTGCGGACCACGTATGAAATCACTTAATATATACGATAATCCATTTGGTACGGACAATATGTTTAGTCCAAATCACCCCAATGTTCAAGTAGGTACTGTAGGAAATGACTCCACAGTGGCTTCATATATATCAACAATGAAAATGATAAATTGGGCAGATCATAGAATAATAGGTACTAATAGTACGATAGATGGAACAGGTGTTCAAATTAGAGATTATAATAATAATAATCTAAAAACATATGTCGCTTATCCAACAGAAATTAGTACGAGTTATTAAAAAGATGTATAAATATAATTAAGATTAAGAGGAAAATATGCCAGCAATTGTAACAAATAAATTTAGGATTCACAACGCAGAACAATTTAGTGAATCATTTTCAGAAGCGTCACCAAATGTCTATTATATGGGTATTGGTAGACCTCAAGCCTTTGGTACTTTAACTAGAGGTGATAGTAGAACAACTAACGAGGGAACAGATGCTTCTCCGTTAACACCTGTTGATTCAGTACAAGACGAATTTTATTACTTTGATGATTTACTAGCAGCAAAAAGAGTTACTAGTTCAGATGTATCATATGTAATACCAAGAAGAAATTGGACAACTGGTACAGTTTACGATTATTACAGACACGATTACGGAAATAGAATTACAGGAACAACTACTACGCAAACAGCTGATAGTGGTGCTTCCACAT